CAAATTATGAAAATCTATCAGTAACTGGCGTATCTAGATTAGGTATTGGCACAACAACTGATACTGGAATTGGATTACTTCTTAATGTTGAAGTAGGATCTAGTTCTACTGTAGGTGTTGGATCTACTTTATTTGAAGTTACTAGGTTTAATATTACAAGACCTGGATATGGGTTTAAAAAAGGTGATGTATTTAAACCTGTAGGATTAGTAACTGCGTATGGTCTATCTTTACCTGCTCTAGATTTTGAACTCACTGTTTTAGATACGTTTACAGATTCATTTGGAGCGTGGCAATTTGGAGAACTTGATTATATTGATTCAATTAAAAATTATCAGGATGGTTCAAGAACTCGTTTCCCACTTTACTACAATTCACAATTATTAAGTTTTGAAAGAAATCCTTCCAATCAAGATTCGCAATTAATAGATTTTGATGCCTTACTACTAATTTTTATTAATGGAATTTTGCAACAACCAAAATTATCTTATCAATTTAATGGTGGAACATCATTCACCTTTACTGAAGCACCCAAATCGGAAGATAATGTTGCTATTTTCTTCTATAGAGGAAGTTCTTCTGATAGTAGTAGTGCAGATGTCAATGAAACTCTTAAGGTAGGTGATGATTTACAAGTTTATAGTAATAATCAATTATTGGAAATTACAACAACTCAAGATTTGAGAATTATTACTGATATTTCATCAGCAGATAAAGTTCAAACAAATCTCTATACCTTACAGGGAATTGATACTCAAAATTTCAAACCAGTAAATTGGACTAAACAAAAGGTAGACAAAATTATTGAAGGTAATGTGGTTTCCAAATCTAGAGATTCTATCGAGTCCCAGATTTATCCAACTGCAAAGGTTATTAGAAATATTTCAGCATCGGACAAAGAAATTTACGTTGATAATGCACAATTCTTTAATTATGAAGGTGAATCCCCAGGAAGCATTGATTTTGATGCTCTTATTGTTTCTGGTTCTCCAGACCCAGTTTCTGCTGCTATTACAGCGACTGTTTCTGCTGGAGGTACTATTCAGTCATTAACAATTAGTAATGCTGGTAGTGGATACATTGGAGCAGCAGTAACGGTTAGTATTTCTGCACCACCATCAATTGGTGTTGGTATTGGAACCACTGCTACTGCAACTGTTTCTATTGTAAATGGATCACTATCGGTAGTCACAATTACAAATCCTGGATATGGATATACATCATCAAGTATTCCACAGGTTCTTGTTCCTTTACCAGATCCTACTTATGAAAATATTTCTAATGTAACTATTTTACAAGGATTCTCTGGAAACATTACTGGAATTGGAACAACAGTTGGAATTAGTACTGATCTTGCGATTAGATTCACATTAGATCCATCTCTCGCACCATTTACAGATTTAGTGGTTGGTCAACCAATTTATATCTTCAATACCTCAGTTGGAAACGGCGTAACTTCGATTTATACAACCAATTCAGCAAGAGTTGGAGTTGGAACTACTTTCTTGGATAATATTTACAATATCAGTGCATTCAATAGTTCAATAGGAATTATTACTTGCAATATTCATTCAAATTCTTCCATTGTTGGGATTGCAACAACTGGATCTTCTGTGGGTAAATTCTCTTGGGGTAAACTATCTGGACCTACATTTACAAGATCAACATCACCTATTTCGATTGCAGTTTCTGCTTATAATGTTGACGCTGGATTATCAACTTTCCCAACTATCCAAAGAAGAGGATATGGTTTAAGAAATATTGGTCCAATTAAAAAGACTCTGTAACATAGTATAAATATAGAAAAAACTATATTCAAATGTCTGCACTTGTAACAGATCAATTTAGGATTCTGAATGCATCTAATTTTATAGATTCTGTTCAGGATTCTACAAATTCATATTATGTTTTTGTAGGATTATCTAATCCAGGACCAGTTTCTGGATCTAGTCCAGCAGCATATGGATTTGGTAGGGATTCTAATTGGAATACTACACCTCCAAATCCGACAGATAATATTGATTATTTAAATCATTATGAAAGTACTGCTCTTTTCGGTAAAAAAATTACAAGTGCAAATATTAGAAGAGTAATTAGAAAGATAGATTGGGTTGAAGGTACAAAATATGAGATGTATAGACCCGATTATAGTGTTGTAAATCCCTCACCAATTACAGGTGCTATGAGATTATATGATGCCAATTATTATGTAATTAATTCCGATTATAGAGTCTATATTTGTATTGATAATGGTTCATCTGGAATTAATACGACAGGAAATTCTTCTCAAGATCAACCAACCTTTACCGATTTGGAACCTTCAAGAGCGGGTGAAAGTGGTGATGGTTATATCTGGAAATACTTATATACCGTTTCTCCAAGTGATATTATTAAATTTGATTCTATCGAATATATTACTGTTCCAAATGATTGGCAAACTACCACAGATTCTCAGATAAATGCAGTTAGAGAAAATGGTGATTCAACTTTAAATGATAATCAGTTGAAAAAAGTATATATTCAAAATAGGGGTCTAGGATATACTCTCACATCAGGGAAAACTTGCAATATTATTGGTGACGGTAGTGGAGCAACAGTATCTTTGGATGTAGATACTTCTGGAAGAATTACTGATGCTACAGTAACTTCTGGCGGAAAGAATTACACATATGCTCTTGTAGATTTAGGGACAACTGGAAATCCTGGAATATATGCACAATTAATTCCCATTATTCCACCATCCAAGGGTCATGGATTTGATGTTTATAGAGAACTTGGGGCAGATAAAGTTTTAATTTATGCAAGATTTGACGATTCAACAAAAGATTTCCCAGTAGATACTAAATTTTCGCAAGTTGGAATTTTAAAAAACCCAACAGTGTATGACTCTACAGGAATTAATACTTCTAAATTTACTTCCAGTGAATTTTCTGCAGTTTATGCAATGAAATTTGGTGGTACACCAACTGGAAGTATCTCTGTTGGAGATAAAATTCAACAATCTGTTACTGGGGGAACTGCTGTTGGATATGTTGCATCATATGATTCGGAAACTAAGGTTTTAAAATATTATCAAGATAGATCTTTATACTTCAATCCAACAACTTACAATCAAACAGATTATGTTGGACTATCAACATCTGGAAAAGTATTGCAATTTAATTCATCTAACCAAGTTTCTAAGGTTGGTGGGGGATTTAATGCTAGTGTAGATAGTTCATTTATCGGCATTACAACCACAATTTCTAATAAAATTATAAATCTTGGAGTTCAATTTACAAATGGTCTTGCAAATCCAGAGATAAATAATAAGTCAGGTGATATAATCTACATTGATAATAGACCTATAGTAACACGAAGTTCTAGACAAAAAGAAGACGTTAAAATTATCCTGGAATTTTAAGAAATGGCTCAAAAAACAAATCTCAATGTAAACCCATATTATGATGATTTTAATGAGCGTGATATTGGCGCTAAAGATAAAAACTATTATAAAGTTCTATTCAATCCAGGAAGACCTGTACAGGCAAGAGAATTAAACACTCTTCAATCAATATTACAAGATCAGGTAGAGTCGTTTGGTAGTCATATATTCAAAGAAGGGTCAATGGTGATCCCTGGAAATATTGCTTTTGATAATCAACTTTATGCTGTAAAATTAAACCTAACAGCATTTGGGGTTAATATTACATCTTATATTCAAAACTTTGTAGGGAAAAAAATAACTGGCCAAGTTTCAGGAACAACTGCAACTATTCAATTAGTTCAACTTCCAAACTCTGAAGTAGAATATGTAACAATATATGTAAAATATCAAGATTCTGATAATAATTTCACATTTAATGAATTTCAGAATGGCGAATCTTTATCGGCAAGTGAAAATGTAGTTTATGGTGGCACAACAATTAATGCTGGCACATCTTTTGCAACTACCATTTCTTCAAATGCAACTTCTACTGGATCTGCTGCTTCAATAGGGGAAGGTGTTTATTTTATTAGAGGTACATTTGTACGAGTACCAAAGCAAACAATTATTCTCGACTATTATACCAATACCCCATCATACCGTGTAGGTCTCAGAATTAATGAGCAAATCATTACAGCAAAGGACGATTCAACGCTGTATGATAATGCCAAGGGATTTAGTAACTATGCTGCACCAGGTGCAGATAGATTTAAGATTTCTCTAATATTAACAAAAAAACTGATAAGTGATGTAGACAATGATACTGATTTTGTTGAACTCTTAAGAGTCAAAGATGGTGCAATTAAAAAAATTGAAACCAAATCACAATATTCGTTAATTAAAGACTATCTTGCCCAAAGAACCTACGACGAATCTGGCGATTATGTTGTAGATCCCTTTGAATTTTCGATCAATAATTCTTTAAATAACAGACTTGGTAATGATGGAATCTTCTTTAGTAATGAAAAAACTGATCAAGGTAATACTCCGTCAGATGACTTGATGTGTATTAAACTTTCCCCAGGGAAAGCATATGTTAGGGGTTATGATATTGATAAAACTGGAATTGAAATTGTTGATGTTCCTAAACCAAGAACAACGCAAACTATATCAAATGTGAATATCCCATTTGAGATGGGTAATCTTATCAGAGTAAACAATGTTTCTGGTTGTGTAAAACAAAAAACAACTGTTGACCTTTATAATCAAAGAAAATCTTCAACCACATCTGCCACAGGTACAAAAATTGGAGATGCAAGAGTATAT